CGAAAAAATTCTGCAGCCCCTCAAGCACTATTTCACTTTCAACACCAGTGTTTGGATTTTTCACTTTGACTTTATGCGAAAGTTTTGGCATAGTTTCAAAGAATGTTTCAATCTCCTTGAACTGTGATGAATTTAATTGTTCTAAAAATTCTACCATTTCTTTTTTGGTACAATCTTCTTGTGTCCAAGATTCTTCCTCAGAATAAATTTGATCAATACAAGATGCAATTAAATCAAAAGTATCATCAACTTTCATTTCATCAACACTAAAATTAGTTTTAATAAATTCATTTAATGAAGGATATCTCATTTTGAGAGTATATTGATCATCAAGTTTTATGTCAGTTTTATGATCTTTTGATTTTTCAACTTTAATTGAATCAATATTAATTGACATAGGAACCTGTGTCTTTTCATCATCAGGACAAGTGACCATCACTTCAATCTGTTCACCAACTGATTTACCTCTTACATTTAAGAAGAGATATTCAATATCAAATGTAGAAAGTTTATCTACTTTTGTACCTCTTGTCAAAATACAATTTGATAATATAGATTTAATTGAATTGCCAATTTGTTTTTGATCCTGAGATTCTAATGCGATGATTAAAATCTTTTCTTCTTTTACTAAGAATGGTCTATATTTAATTTTTCTACCAGATGATGGTAGAACCAACTCATAAGTTGGTGTCGAAATCTTTGGTAAAGGCATGATATGCTAAACACTTCAGTGCCATTATTTATAGGGGTTATCCAAAGTCAATATTATATCCAGATGGTATTTGCTGTCCAAATCCTAAACTACTTCCAGCGTAGTTAAATACTTGACTTGATATAGAACCATTATTTTGATTTGTTAAATTAGCCTCTTTATTATCTGTTATATTACCTGCTCTAAATACTTTACCCATTTGACCATAAGACAATAATGAACCATCTTTTGCAGGATTGTTTCTTGGAAATATTTCATTAAATGCTCTTTTTAGATTTCTTACAAGTGATGTTGACTCACCACAGATATATCTGTCAAAACTAAAGGTAACATTTGCCTTAAGAACAGACGATCCCTGATATGATACTCTTGTTGATTGTAGAGATAAAGGAAATAAACCAATAAATCTATACTCTAAAAATCTATTATAATCTCTCTCAAACTTGACTATGCGTGTTTCATTCATTTTATAATCAGACGGATAGTGTAATTTAAAGTGATAACTATCTGATGTGGGGTCTGATGATGAACTTCCTGTAATAAATTCAATATAGTGCTCAAAAAATTTCAATATCTTATAATCATTATCTACATAAAACTCTAAATTTACTTGTGTAAAATTACGAGTGTGGGCAAACTTTTCGATTACCCCCTGAAAATCTCCACGAGTATCAACTGATGCGAGAGCACTACCTGGTAAAACAGCATCACTACATAAAAGACCTATATCCTCTGCAATGAATCTATCATTTACACCTTTTCTTCTTAGAAATGAACGCAACGGACTTACTGGTAGAGCAAATTTTACAATGTATTGAGAAGTTTGTGCTACATTCTGAAATTTAGGTAAAAAATCTGATATTGGTCTTGGTCTTGGTGCTGGCACTCTAAATAAAATTACACGTCATATGTATTTAGATGTCTTATAAGGGAAAATACTACCCTTCATATCCCAGAAAGTATAAAGGTGATCCAACAAACATCATCTATAGATCACTTTGGGAGAGAAAGTTTATGGTTTATTGTGATAAAAATGATAATATATTAGAGTGGGCAAGTGAAGAAATTGCTATCCCATATCGTTCTCCTGTTGACAATCGAGTTCATAGATACTTCCCCGACTTTTATATGAAAGTCAAGGAAAGGGGTGGAAAGGTAAAAAGATATGTAATTGAAGTCAAACCAGCAAAGCAAACAAAACCACCCGTGAAACCAAAGAGACAAACAAAGGGATATATTCGTGAAGCATATGAATATGCAAAGAACCAAGCAAAATGGAAGATGGCACGGGAGTTCTGTGCTGACCGTCAGTGGGAGTTCAAGGTAGTTACAGAAAAAGAGTTAGGAATATGAGTCGTATCGATCCCATAATGAAAAATCTAGTCGGGAACGAAAATCCTGATGATTTAGCACAAGATATATTAGAGGTATTAACTGAAGGAAGTAATGTTCCAGAGGAAGGTAGTTACTATGTTTTTGTGTATCAAGCAAAAACACCAGGCATCAGATATGACTTACATCCTTTAGTTGCAGTTACAGATGTTTATCAATGGGGATTCAAGGGATTAAACTTTCACTGGGGTCAGATGAGACAATACACATACCAAGAGGTGGTTGGTGGACTTTATAAAGTAGATGAAATGGAATTAAGAGACCTACGTACCATTCCTTTTGGTAGAATCGTACTAAATAGTTAAAAAATTAGGTCGATCATGGGATACAGTTTTGCAGATAGAAGAAAATTTAGAGGTGGAGGTAATAGAAATCAATATGGTCAGGTAGTTACTCTTGGAAATAATTCTACAGTTAAGCAAAAGGTGGGAACTACTGAGGATACAACAAAATCAGATTCTAATATTGAAAGACCCGCAAGAGCAGAGAGAAGAGCAGATGAAGTAAAAGGTGTAAAACAGATGATGGGATATCCCATTGCAAGAGGTCCAGGTGACAGTGTTGGAGATGCTCTACTCATAAAATGTATAGAGTATATGCCACCAAAAACAGGTTTAGAGGTATCAAAATCAAGAGCATATGCAGGTGCAGATGGATCATTTGAAGGAAGAAACTATAGACAAGGAGATGTTTTAGGTAAATATGATAAAGATGGAAAACGATTAGGTGATCTTAAAGTTGTTGATGGTGTAAGAATCAAGAATGATGGTGCATCTGACAGACAGAAAGATGCGAGAGCAATTTACTATATTACACTCCCTATTCCACAAGATATTAATGATTCAAACGTAGTGACTTGGGGTGATGATAATATGAATATCTTCCAAATCGCAGCAGTTGATGCAGCAGCTGGTGTACTTGGTGATACGAAACAATCATTTGAGAGTGCAAAAGCAGTATTAGACGCTGGTATTGGAAGACAAATTGGAAGTGCACTTACCAATGAAGATGGCACTGGAACAGATACAGCAAGAGCAATAACAAGAGCTATTGCAGGTAAAGCCATAGATCAATTAGGAGCAAATATACGACCAAACAGTGTATTAGGGAGATCTACAGGAATGATTCTCAACTCAAACCTTGAATTACTATTCAGTGGTGTTACTCTTAGAACATTTCCTTTTAGTATAAACTTCTCACCTAGAAATGAAGACGAATCTAAAATGGTTATATCAATAATTAAAGCATTGAAAAGTTCAATGGCTGCAAAGAAGAACGCTTCACAAGGACAAGGTGGTATATTTTTAAGAGCACCTGATGTGTTTCAGCTTTCGTATATTGATAGTAAAGGAGATCCACATCCGTTCTTAAATCGATTTAAGGATTGTGCTTTGACTGCGATGACAGTGAATTATACTAACTCTGGAACGTATGCAACATATAACGATTCAACACCTGTAAGTATTAGAATGAATCTTACATTTAAGGAACTTAATCCAATTTACTTTGAGGATTACAAGGATTTCACAGGGAAAGGAGTAGGATACTAATGGGTTATTTTAGAGAATTACCAAACTTACTATATCAATCACCATATCCAACTAAAAAGTCAACTCGTGATTATATTTCAATAACAAATATTTTTCGTAGAGCAAAAATATTTGATTCATTCCAAAATAATGTATTCATGTTCAACAAATATGTTATAGGTGATAATATCAGACCTGATAATGTTGCTGAAGAATTATATGGTAGTTCAACATTAGATTATATTGTTATAATCTCAGCAGGAATTACAAATATAAATCATCAATGGCCACTTCAAGATTATCAAGTGTATGATAATTCACTAGCAAAATATGGTTCTGAAATAGTTATGAATCAGGTTCATCATTATGAAACATATGAGATCAAAGATAGTCAAGGTCGTCAAATACTACCACCAGATTTGATTGTTGATGAACATTTTAAGATTGATGGAAGTTCACTGAGATTTGGAACAAATCGATTTACACTTATTTCTCAAGCGGGTAATACGCAGTTAGATGATAAGAATGAATATACTGTTGCTACAGATAATATTGCAAGACCTGTGACAAATTATGAACACGACATCTTAGAAAATGATAAGTTAAGAAATATCGATATATTGCGACCTAGTTTAGTTCCAACATTTATTGAAGACTTTAGAGATGCGGTAAGATATGCACAAAGTTCAGGTTTTATATCAAATAAATTAGCATCCACTGAAAATACAAACGTAATTCCATAAAAAAAGGGGGGTCGTTTGACCCCCGTGTAATTATTCTTCCGCTAGTTTTTGGAAGTATGATAATGCATCGTCATCATCTTC